CCCGGCGGCGAGATTCGCCTGTTTGAAATTGACGGGACTGAGTACGGCGCGGATTACCTGCGCTTCCACGGGCACGCCATTCCGCACACACCTGAAGAGCTGCTGGCCTACGAGCATTTGGAAGAGGATTTGCCGGCGAAGTCGATCTGGTGGCAGGGAGAGGAGTACGCGGCCTGGCCGGTGCAGATTGAGGGGATTTCCTCGAGTAGCGACGGCACAGCCTCACGGCCGACATTCGCCGCCGGCAACGTCAACGGCCGCGTCACGGCACTGTGCTTGGCCTTCGAGGACATGCTCAAGTTCAAGCTGACAGTTCGAGAGACCCTGGCTCAGTACCTGGACGCGGCCAACTTCCCCGACGGCAACCCGACTGCAGACCCGACCCAGGAAGCGCTGGAGATTTGGTATATCGACCAGAAAACCAGCGAGGACGGCGAGGCCGTGGTCTGGGAGCTATCTTCCCCGGGCGAGATCGACAACCATGGGTTACCCGGCAGGCAGATGACCACGTTCTGCCACTGGGCCATGACCAATGGATACCGCGGGCCTGACTGCGGCTACACCGGCGCGGCCATGTTCGATGCCGAGGACAACCCCACGGATGACCCAGCCAAGGATCAGTGCAAAGGCTGCCTGTCGTCCTGCAAGTTGCGCTTTGGGGAGAACAACGAGCTGTCCTTCGGTGGCTTCCCCGCCGTTTCCCTGATAGCCAGGAGCTGACCATGCGCAAACACATCATTGCGGCGATTCAGGCGCACGCGGCAGCGGAGTATCCCCGCGAGTGCTGTGGGCTGTTGTTGGCTATAGGCCGGGCACAGAAGTACTTCCCATGCCGGAACATCGCCACGGAGCCGAACGAAGAGTTTCGGCTTGATCCCGAGGATTACGCCGCGGCGGAGGACATGGGGCAGGTGATTGGCATTGTTCATTCACACCCGGACGCCACTAGCAGGCCGTCACCGCACGACTTGGCCATGTGCGAGGCCACGGCCTTGCCCTGGCACATCCTGAGTTGGCCCGAGGGCGACCTCAGGTCGATCACTCCCACGGGCAGCACGCCGCTGCTCAAGCGCCCGTTCGTGCACGGTGCCTGGGACTGCTGGCAGGTCTGCGCCGATTGGTATCGGCGGCAATGGGGGTTGGAGTTCGAAGCCTTCCAGCGCACCGACGGCTGGTGGGAGAGTGCGGAGAACGCCAGCCTGTACGAGGCGAACTACGAGGCCGCTGGCTTTGTGCGCGTCGACCGGCCACGGCGAGGGGATCTGATCGTTATGCAGGTCGGGCGAACGGTTCACCCGAATCATGCGGGGATCTATTTGGGCACTGATCCGGCGCTACCAGGCGAAGAGTCGGGCACCTTCGGCCCTGGCCCGTTCCTGCTGCACCACCTATACGGCAGGTCGTCCGAGATCATAGTTTTCGGCGGCCCCTGGCATGACCGGACATATCTGGTTCTCAGGCATAAAAACGCGAAATAAACAGCCTAATTTGCAGAGAGAGTTGCTGGCACTTATAGCGTTCCATTTTTGCCTAATAGTGTACTGTCCAATTCTAGACTTCATGACCTACGTCGGACGATGGGCGTGTAAAGATGGCTCACACCACCTTGTTTATTTGCGCCCATCATTTGGAGTGTGGTTGCCTCTCCATATATCGTCTGACTCCCAACTAAATAGGAAGGGGCATGAACTGCGCCATTGAAAAGAACCCACCCAGTAACGGCTGCATCCTGAACATCAATTGTGCGTATAGGGTTTGTTATGGTGACTGGATGCGGGGAATCGCTGTAGAAATGTGTCTCGGCAATAAAATGGTGCGGCTGCTCCGGTTTCCATAATAGAACAGCATGTACATTGGAGCCGACTGTAGGTTCAATAGATGAGGCGAATTTAACTGTCGCAACAGTTAAATCAAGGATGCTTTTGACGTAAAGCTCGTACTCTTCGAACGATTGTGGGTGTGTGACTTGAGAGTGAAGTTCGCTCCATGAATGGTCAAAGTATGCTCTTGTCTCAGCGCGATCGCCTGAACCAACCATGTCCACCCCGAAGCTTGCTCTAACCCCAGCTTTTCGTCGAAATCCGATAGCCCGAATTGCTTTGTTCGCTGGGTTGCTGCTCTTTGTAAATTCAACTAAAAACGACTTTATCTCTGATCGCTTTGACCTCCATCCGGAAATAACAACCGTCAATCCTGAGGTTCTAGTTTCAGAATCAGGCAGATCTGAAAGCCTCTCCCGAAGCCGTTTGATGACCCCATCTATCGAGAGCCTACCTGCAGATTCTGAAGCGCCAAGCTGAACTGACCATGGGTCAGCTCCGTCCGCGAGCATTTCCTTTACCCAAGGGTGAAGCTGCATCGCTATCCATTCGTCTGTTGGTTTGCCTTGGATGAAGGCCGCGCCCGCATAGCTGATTGTTGCCAATCCATTTGAAGCTTCAAAAACAACGTTTTTATTCGACTTGGCGTCAAATTCTTGTGTCTTTCCTCTTTCGGAGGTAGTTAAGAGACGATCACCAACCTGAAGAACGAAAAGAGGGGATGAGATGGTTACGATTAGTGTCATAGGCTTTGAATTCGCAATTTTTCAAGGTCAGCGTGCGCATATGATGTGAGCAAGAGATACAGATCAAATGGGATCTCATCACGAGGCCATGAAGTTCGGTTTGACATGCTTGCTGATCTATGGGCGCGTGATTGGTTGATGTGGAAATAGAGTTTCATGCTGGGGGAGGCATAACAAGCTTTTTCGTGTCTTCACTCTCCAGTGCTACAGTCCCGCCAAACCAACGAGGGAACGACATGCGGATTTTGATAGCGGCGGTAGCGGTGGCGATGCTGGCGGGGTGCATGACGCCGACGATGAATGAGGCGCGCCAGGCGGGGCCGTATAAGGTGCTGACCTCGAAGAAAACCGACGCCACGCTGGCTAAATGCGTCCAGTACGAATGGCAGAACCAGCCGATCTTCGGCGGCACGCCTGGGGCAACGCTTCAGCCGGGGCGCGACACCGGATATACGGTATTCACTGAGGGCTCCCAGTACTTCGTTGACATCCAGCCCAAGGGCGCGGGCTCAGAGGCGAAGTATTACGTGGTGGTGGGTAACTGGATCGCCAATAAACGGCTGATCGCGCTGCAAGGCTGCCTGTAGCGGCACATCAAATTGTTCAAGGCTCGCTTCTGCGGGCCTTTTTATTGCCTGGAGAAAAGCACATGGCGGCACTTGCCATCAATTATCAGCCCATGACCACGATCCTGCTCTACGGACAGCTTCGTCAGTTTGGGAGGTCCTTTCGGATGGCCGTAAGGACGCCGGCAGAAGCTGTTAAGGCTCTGTGCGTGCAAATTCCAGGGTTCGAGCGCTTCTTGTCCAACGCCAAGTCCCGTGGGGTTGAGTTCGCCGTATTTCGCGGCAAGACAAACCTGGCGGAGAAGGAGCTTGGATTCACGGGCGAGGGTGATATTCGCATTGCTCCGGTGATAACCGGCAGTAAGCGCGGCGGCGCACTGCAAACCATTGTCGGCGCAGTGCTGATCGTTGTCGGCCTCGTCATCACCGGCGGCACATTCGGCGCAGGGGCACCATTCGGTTCCGCGCTGATCATGATGGGCGGCTCGATGGTGCTGGGCGGCGTGATCCAAATGCTCAGTCCCCAGGCCGGCGGCCTCAAGACCAGCGCCGCGCCAGAGAACACCCCCGGCTATGCCTTCGGCAGCGCAAAGAACACCACCGCGTCCGGCAACCCGGTACCGCTTTGTATAGGCGAGCGCCGGTGGGGTGGCGCAATTATCAGCGCCGCCATCTATGCCGAAGACCAGATGTAGCAGAAACCCGCAGCACTGCAGCCGCCCAAGAGGCGGTTTTTTATTGCCTGGAGAAAAGCATGGGCGCAGCACGCAAGATTGATATTCACGGCGCCAAGGGCGGCGAAGAGAAGCCGAAAACGCCAACGGAAGCCCCGGATAGCCTGCGCTCTGTTGCCATCGCCAAGATGCTGATTGCCATCGGGGAGGGTGAGTTCGAAGGCACGCCCACCGCGCGCGACATCTATCTCGACAACACCCCGCTGCAAGACCCCCAGGGCAACATGAACTTCCCGAATGTGAAGTGGGAGTGGCGCACCGGGGCCGTGGACCAGACCTATATCCAGGGCATCCCCTCGATCGAGAACGAAACCACCATCAGTACCGAATTGCGCAGCGGCACACCGTGGGTACGGGCGATCACCAATACCCAGCTTTCGGCTGTACGCGTGCGTTTTTCCTGGCCGGCGCTCCAGTCTGTGGATGCCAGCAGCAACATCAATGGCTACCGGATCGAATATAAAGTTGAGCTGGCCACCGATGGCAGTGCCTATCAGCAGGTGCTTAGCGAGGCTGTCGACGGCAAGACTACTAGCACCTACGAGCGCACTCGCCGTATCGATTTGCCCAGGGCCACCACCGGCTGGTTGATGCGTATCACCCGACTGACCATCAACCAGAACAACAACAAAATCTCCGACACGATGCAGATCGCGGGCTTCACTGAGGTGATTGACGCCAAGATCCGCTATCCGAACACCGCGCTGCTCTACATCGAATTTTCGGCCGAGCAGTTCCGCAGCATTCCGGCCGTGACTGTCGAGACCAAGCTGAAGAAGATGCAGGTGCCAAGCAACTAC